CTGTTGCTGTGACTATGTACCAAGCTCCTGAGATTTTGACTACTTTTATTACCCCTGACTTGACTCAACAGATTCCTGCTCTTCAGGTGCTACCTTACGCTAAGACACAGGAATATATTCGTCAGATGCCTGTTCTTCAACCTGCAGGGACTGCTGGTAATACCGATAGCACCACCATTGTGACTGATACTATTCGTCTTAGTCAAGTGCCTCGTCGCGTGTATTTGTTTGCTCGTCATCAGCGTGCTTTGTCTAACCAGAACACCACCGATAGTTTCTGTTCTATTGATAACCTTTCCATTCTGTGGAATAATCAGTCAGGTCTTTTGTCTTCTGCTTCAGCTCAGGACTTATACCGAATATCCGCTGATAATGGTTGCAACCTAACATGGCCTCAGTTTAGTAAATATCGTGGCTCGGTAATCTGCCTTGAGATGGGTAAAGATATAGGCTTATTGGATAACCAAGCTCCTTCAGTTATGGGACAATATTCTCTGCAGGTAACTGCTCGTGTTTCTAATCATTCCACTGCTACCTTTACTGGTGAGTTCTTTCTTGTTGTGCAGAATCAGGGAACATTCTCTATCTCTGAGAACTTTGCTCGTGCTTCTTTAGGAAACCTGACTGAAGCTATGGTTCTGTCGGCTAAACAGTCTCCTGAAATCCATCACTTGACTTACGAACAGCTTCAGGGTGGCTCTTTCTTCTCTGGTCTTCGCAACATTGTGCATAAAATTGCTCGTGGTGTTCAGCGTGTGGCTGATAGCCGTTTTGCTAAGGGTCTTGTAGGAACTCTTGCCCCTGAGTTTAGCTCAACTTTGGCTGGTGTAGGTAAGGTTGCTGGTATGGCTTCTCGTGCTACTGGCTCTGGTGTGTCTGGCGGTGCTGTGTCTGGTGGTCGTCGTATGAAACGTCTGTCTCGCCGTTAAATATTAAGGAAATTAATACAAAAAAAATATTATTCTTTTAAGAGAAAAAAACACATTAGATTTTAAAAGATAAAATAAATATTAATTTTTAAAAAATAATTTATTAGAAAATAAATAATTACACAAAATATATGTAATTATTTTAATTTGTTATTTATGCACAAGATGTATGAGTTATTTTACAACGATAAGCAATGTTTGCTGGTGTATTTCCTAAATCACTTGTTACGAACTCAAAAGTAATATGACTTAATTCTAAACCAATTGATGGGAATGACTGTCTAAGATTCCACGTTTTCCCTGTTGGGTCTGATTCAGGAAATGTAACACCAATTGAGTTTATTAAAGTAGCATTAATAATTGCAGGATTTTTTGCGATTAAATTAAGTATTGATGTTGGATAAGGACATGATACTTGATAACTACTAATTGTATTTACGGAAAGTATATCAATTAAGTATCCAAGTTCAAAAGCAGAACCTGTTTGTTTCGCAATAGTGCAGTTGTTAAATGTTAATGTTCCAAGATTTGCTGTATATGCTCCTGCACCTGTGTCAGGGTCTAATGAACCGTAATAGGTTAATGCTCCTATAGGTATATTAATATCTCCAATAACATTCAAATCTTTAACTTTCAGGCTTAAAGCCTCATCATCAACTACGGAAGTATTAATTAAATGATTCAACGACATTATATATATTATATATATTATAATATTAAGGAAGAGCCGTCGCTACAATATTATATCTTGTGATTATAGCATTCATTTTTGAACCTGTTATCTGCAGAGTCATTTTATAAGGTGAGAAGTTCTCGTCTGAGTTGTGACTAATAAGTATTTCACAATTATCACCTAATGTTTGTAAATTAACACCAGTATTTACTGTCTGGGCTGTTCCTGTTAAGGTAATTTCAAAAGGAGTTACTGATGTTGCGTTTTTCATCATTGATACTGTAGCATTACCTCCAGCAGAATAAAGATATTGTAAATAAACGAACTCTTGGTCTACAATTATTAGACCAATAGGTTCAGTTGCAGTTGCAGGTTGAATAACATTAACCGCAGATGTTCCAACATTATCAAAAATATATCTTTTTAGGCTTCCTTCTCCTAAACCACCAGCTACCGTAATATTTTGACAAAAAACATCATTAAACTTTACAGATAATGCTTCATCGTCTTGAACACTTGTGTTAATGATATGATTCAACGACATTATATATATATATACCGTATATTATATAATAATTAATTATTTTCTTCATATTATATATAATGTCCCTTAATCATATTATTCTGAATAGTGTGGTTGATGATGAAGCTTTAGATGTAAAGTTTAATAATATATTTTGTAAAAATATTACGGTTGCACACGGTAGTGTTCCAGTAACGAGGCGATTCTGGTATGAACCTTTAACAACTATGACTTATATTACTATTCCATCTGCAGATGATAATTTAGGGATTTCAGTAGATGATTTCGGAGCAGGAACTGTTAATTTAACATCAGGATTTACTACAATTGGCGGAACTGGTACAGTATGTGCTTATAAAAACGGCGTAGCACTACCAATTGTAAAGTTTAATTTTGCGAGTGCTACGCCTGTTGGTATTGGTGGTGCTACATTTCTTGTTGATGGTGATATGGTTCAAATGTATGTAAGCCATGATACAGACCCTTCATTTAGTCCTTATGAGTTTGTAATTCAGAAATGTAACCAATCACAGACTGCATATGTAACACATTATACAACTTTTACACCTCTGCCAAATCCTTAAATACTTAATAGTTTAGCAATAAAATATTATATCTGTATATTATATAATGTCGTTGAATCATATCATACGAACTTCTGTTCCTGATGATGAAGCATTAGATGCGAAGTTTAAAGACCTTGAATTAACAGGTAGTATTTATACAAATAACAAACTGTATCAGACTTACTTCAATCAGATGCTTGATAGAAAGGCGTTAGGAGATGCTGGAGCTGTATATCAAGATATGTTATATAATGTCGGAGCAATTGGGACTACATTAATTCCTGCAAACACTATTAGAAGAGGCACTATTATCAAAGCCGATATTAGAGGCATGGTGAGAAATCAAATATCAGCAACCACAGGTTCTTTTGAGTTTAGATTTGCTATTGGTCTGTATGTAGCAACTCTTGAGTTTCCAATTGTTCCTTCTGATTTACTTGTAACAGAGTTTCCTTTCACGCTTAAGTTTGAAGTGCATATTAAGTCTGAAACTGAATTAGACGCTTATATGTCTTATAATAATTACCCTAAACTTACTGGGAGATTGCCGACTGACCTTATGGCGTATGATGCGGAAGTGGTAACTCCTATTCCTTTTAGTTTTGATGTAGCTAATAACCTTGAAGCAAAGGTTAAAATTGCTGGGTTAGTTAGTGCTGATGCTTATGTTAATACTGAGTATGCTACAATTGAAATACTTCAATAAATACAAAAAAAATAATATTATAAAAAAGAGTTATATATTTTATAATATTATTCAAAATTAGAATATAATATCGTTAATGCTGATACATAAAAATCACTATCAACTTTCTTAAATAAGTCTGCGTATTGTTTATTATTATAATCACGCATACGAAACCTTACACACGCATGACGACCACACGTATTAATATCATTCTCCTCTTTTTGATATTTTACTTTATTTTGTGTTAGTTTATACATAGATTTATCTATTAACGCAGTAAGATGAGGTGTTTCAACGCCATTATGTTCTCGTAGATTAAAATCACTAAACTTAAGTTCTGTATCCATTTGAAAGCCATAACTATCAAAGAAATTAAGTGTATTATCTCCAGTCTTATATAATATGCACCAATGACCATTATTTGATTCTTTCTGATATAAAATAATTAATCCTAATTTATCTCTAAAGCAATCATCAATCGTTTCACAATGTTCCAATTCTTCATATGTAACAACACGACATTTACCTTCAGTTATTAAATCCATTTGTCCTCCTGTAAGAGAAACCTGCTCTGCATTACCTATCAACCGTTTAATGCTATGGCTCATTTATATATATATCATTATATTTAATTATTAATAAAGAAAAGAGCCGTCTAATTTTTAGATTATTATAAAGAGAAATACAAAGCAAACCCTATATCCTATATAGATTAGGTTGATTGGTTGGTTCTTTCTTTTATTTTTATTCTTTTAAATTAGATATAATAAATATATTTCATAGAT